CCTCGCAAGGCGTCCAGCAGCCATTGCATTTCTTATTTAGAATTTCATTTACTAGCATTTTTCTCAATCTCGAATATATCAAACTTATGATCATAGGTACTCACTGAACGACGTTTGATAGAATAGCCAGGGATTTTAAAGCGTTGAAGTAATCGCGCATAAAGATCAGCGCGATTGCCATTTCCATCAGCGTCCTTAGTCGCAGTGAATGTGATCATCATTGGGTCATAAGTCTGAATAAACTCAAGCATCGAATCCTTGACCATCGAAAAGACTTCTAGCTCTGATCCACTACCGGTTTTACCATAATCGCGGTGCTCCGTCGATTCGATCTTTTTTACTTCGCTGAATGTCGCCACCCATTCACGTGGATAACCTACTTCCTCATCCGCAGTGAATTCAATCTCGCGGCCACCAATCGTCGCGATTGTCTTAAACAGATCCGATTCGGCTCTTTTAATTTTGTATTTGACTTTCTTGTCAAGTAGTTCTTTAACTAGCATATTAATCCTTAAACAATACGAATTTGTCGACCTTCACTTCTTTGAAGCGTTTGTACTTATATCCGCTTGGAGTGAATCGTTTTAGGAATCGCTCGTACAAATCGGCTCGATTTTCTTTCGCTTCGGTTTTATCTGCGGTGAAGACAATATTCTCAGGGTCCTTCTTCTTGATCAACATCTCAATACATTGCTTAACCATCGAGAAGATTTCGAATTGGTCACCTTTGTTAGTCTTGCTAAATGTCATGAAGCCGGTCTTTGGATCGAATTCACCAAAGTCGACATCCCATACAGTTTCCCAGTCATCATCTTCATCACCCGGCGGATCTTCTTTTGAAGCACTGAAAGCAATGATCTTGCCTTTGATCGTTGACTCATAACGTTGATATGTGCTCGTGTCTTCAGTGACTTCGATCTTGGCCTTCGTATTAAGGAGTTCGTTAACTAACATTTACTTTTTGATCCTTATCAAATCGAAATAATCTACTCGGCTTCCTGGTCTACGATAAAACTCGTATTCGGGAAGATTGAATCTCTTGAGGAAGCGTTCATACAAATCGGCACGAGTTGTATCTCTGCTCTTGTCGGCATCGAACATAATCAAGCCGGGTTTATGCTTCTTGATCAAGTCGAGAATAGCGCGTTTGACCATCGCAAAGACTTGAAGTTCTTTGCCTCCACCAGTGATGCCATAGCTATATCGTTCACGCTCGTCATCCTTTTCAGCGAAGACGATTTCCCAAGAGTTCTTAGCTTTGTCTCGCATCGTAGCGACGAGTTCAATGACCCGATCATTGATTGTGGCTTCACACTTGAATTTATACTTCGTATCCTCAGTGACTTCGTAATCGATCTTAGAATCCAGAATTTCAGTTATCAACATATTCTTCCTTTGCGTTTGAACCTTCTTTCTCGAAGTAGAACTGAACTGATCCCATATCATCATAGCTGAGCTTGTAGCCAGGCACTTTGAATTTTTCTAGGAGACGCTTGTACAATTCAGCTCGCGAATTGCGACCTTGATTCTTGCCATCGTGGTCAGCTGAGAACAAGAGAAGATTTGGCTTGCGTTTTCTGATTAATGTCTTGAAACAGTCTTTGACAAACGCAAACACCTTTAATTCATTCCCGCTTCCAGTAGCAGCGGTAGTCTCATCTCCATCATCGGTTTCTTCGACGAACACAATGCTCCATACTCCAGTTTCGGCTGCATTGTCATGTGCTTCAGCTTCGAACACAATAGTACGGCCGCCAATACGTGCTTTCGCTCGAAAGAAGTTAGTATTGTCAAGTAGGATTTTTCCTTTGACTTGCGTATCAAGGAGTTCGTTGAGTAGCATGTTTGTTCCGTAATGCAAAACGGCTCCTATTAGGAGCCGTTTCTTTATTGTCCTGCTTTATTTATCACATGCAAGCTAAACATTCATCTTTCGATCCAACTACACCAGACTTGGAGTAGCAGTAGTACAGTGCATGGATGTTCTCGTCCAAGAACGCAATTCGGTGAATATGGGCGATGTACGCTTCATCTTCCTCTGCACTGAAGAACAGATTGACCGATTGGCCTTGGTCGATATAGCGCTGACGCTGCGAAGCCATGCGAACAATGACCTCTTGGTTGATTTCGAAAGCAGTCTTGAAAACAAGCTTTTCTTCCGGAGTCAACCAATCCACTGACTGGACAGAGCCTTGTGTGTCAACCAATTGCTGCATATGAGCCTTGTCATACACGCCTTTCTTCTTCATCAACGCAAGAAGAATCGGGTTAGCACGATCAACTTCACCAGCGGCAGTCAACTGCGTGAACGTCATAGCTGGATCTGGGTTGATCCCTTCAGACACACCACCCATGATCAATGCAGTGCTCTTGGTTGGCGCTACAGCCATCGTGTGGGTGTTTGCGTAGCCAGTACCTTTGCACCATTCAGGCTCGCCAAAAATTGTCGCTAGGAAGCGCGAGGCGGCCTTCGTCTTCTCTTGGATTCCTTTGAACAACTGGTTGTTGAACATCATGGCTTCCAGACTTTCGAATGGAATCATGTGAGCTTGCAGGTAGGTGTGGAAGCCGCAAACGCCTAGACCCAGCGCCATACCCTTTTCAGTTGCGCGAACTGCCTTCTCAAGGCCTTCGATGCCGCGAGCCTTGTTCAGGAATTCTAGAGCCACACAATGTAGGAATACTGTGGCAACAAACGGTGCATCAGTGTCCTTCCATTCGTCATGCTTCGAAGCATTCATCGAGCTCAACACACAAGTAAATGTGTGTTCGCGGTCGGAGAACAGTTCGATTTCCGAGCACAGGTTCGATGCAGTGATCGTGAGATCATGATTGACATATGCTTCTGGGCGACGACGGTTGACCTTGTCTGGGAAATGGAAGTATCCCTTACCAGTCACCATCTTCATCTTCATCATGCGCTGGAAGCGACGATGTGCGTCCTTGTCACCCTTCTGAAGGAGAGCAATGAAGTCATCACGGATCGTCCAGCCTAGGTTTGCATCATCTGGATTCGATTCAACGAAGTGAGCGATCTCATCGAAGTCACCATGGGTTGGTTCGATGTAAGCAGCAAAGCTGCCACGACGAGCCGTACCTTGCGCAACATCACGCATGTCTTGGATGAAGCCTTTGAACACTGGGAGAACGCCGGATGCCGTGCCGCCAATCGAAATCTTGCTGCCACGAGGACGAATGTCACCAAGATAGCCAGACGTACCAAAGCCAAACTTGGTCAGCATTGCTGCTTCGTGACGTGACTTGTAGAAGTCGTTGATCGAGTCACCAACGTATTGACCAGAGCACGAGACAGGCATGCCACGGTCGGTCCCCATGTTAGCTAGAACCGGAGTCGAGCACGAGACCCAGCCATTCCATAGGATTTCGAAGAAGCGTTCTTCCCAATTGCCGTCCTTTGGCATATGGGCTGCTGCGGTCTTTGCGATGCGTTGGTATTGGCCGCGGACGGTGTCGGTACCATATAGGTACTTAGACTTGAACATTTGCCAGCCACCAGTTGTCATCCATTCCGGCATAGTGCCGGCAGCTTGCATCGCTTTACGTTCTTGTGATAGTTTTTCGTAATGATTTGTTGCCATGATTATTCTTGTGTCTCCCACACGAAGCCCGATTCGGACCAATTACGGTTGTATGAAGCGCCAATTCCCGAGAAGAAATCGTTGAATTGGAAGTTGTTAATGCCGTCGTAGAACCAGTCAGCGATCGGATTGTAGGTCACTTCGTACAACTTCTTGTATCCCAGATTGTTCAAGCAGATGTTGATACGGCTTTGAACAAAGTGCTTCAATTGCGTTTCAGTGATACCTTCGATTTTGCCTTTCTCGAAGAACATTTCGATGATTCGGCATTCGTGTTCATATACTTGAGCAGCAACTTCTAGAATCAGTTGGTGGAGCTTTTCTTCTTGTTCTTCTGTTAGTTGTTCTTCAGCCTTATGCGTCTTAAACAACCATGCACCACCTTCGGCGTGAATGTTTTCATCTCGGTTCGAGAAGTTGACACCACGGCAGATGTTGACATTAAGGTTCTTGCCATTTGATTGGAAGTGCTTCAGGAAAGCGAATGAGCTGTATAGGACGGCACCTTCGATGAAGTTGAATCCAGCCAGAGCAAGAAGTTCATTCTTATGATTAAGAATGCCGTCGATGAAATCCATGCGGGCTTTCAGGACGGGATCGTCTACATACGAATCGTAGAATTCATCAGTGGCTAGACCGAGAACACGATTGATTTCGTTGTAAAACGGAGCATGAACATTCAGCTCGTAGAAGCTGAAGCAGTTGGCCATGCGTTGGATATCTGGACGTGGGTAACGGTTCGTAATGACACCACCCCAGTAATCGGTACCGACGATCAGTTCATACTTAGTGAACAGCTTGAGAGCGGTGATCGTGGCGTGTTGTTCTGCTTGTGTTGCATTGACCTTCAGATCTTGGATATCTTTTTCTACTTTGATTTCATCCCAGAGCCAGAAGACCGAATTTTGTTTATCCGCGAATGCGAGGGCCTCTGGATAATCAAAGGTGTAGGACGTCTTTGGTGTTTTAATTCTTGGAAGTCCTGGTTGCGTTTTGGTGCTCATTTCATCCCCATATTATTCTTATTATCGGTTTTTAGTGGGCCCGATATCATGGGCCTTACTAGGTACTTCGTTTTAGTGTTTACTGCGACGCGACGAAGTCTCGTAGTCGATTAACGCGATTGGTCCAACCCTTTAGGAACTTTGCGTTCACGGGCTTAGCCGCAATGATTGCGTTATAACGAGCTTGACGTGCGTTAAGATATTTGGTGCACAAACCAGGAATATCGCGACATGCTGCAATAGCGGCGAGAGTCTTAGGACCAATGTTTCCATCAGCCGTGACACCCAATGCAATTTGCAGAAGTTTAGCAGCAGCTCCGACACCCATGTTGACAGCAGTATCGAAGTGTAGAGCACTCAACGGTGAAGGAATATTATCACATTGTGCTGGAGTCCAGTACTGAGTGAGGTAAATATTTTGCGCTTGCGCTAATGTCAATGTTTTGACATTTACGTTGGGTACTTTGTTTTGAGCAACACCGAATTTTGTTAAACCGCCAGAATCACCTGCGATGTTAACATACCCGCAAGCCTTGCGATTTGCTGGCGTGTCAATCAACCCATTGATCACAGCAGGGTCGTTTGGATTATACCAAGGACCGACTTCTTCTTTCATTAGTAGAGTGAATGCGTTAATAAAATTTTGGTTTGCCACTTTGCTTTATTCTCTATTTAGTTACTCATTCCTGACCCTTGTATTTATAGCCAGGAATGAGTTTTAGAGATTAATAAAGCAGTTCTGCTGCGCTCATATCTTTCAAATATTTCGAGTAAAGATCATGGGGACCGATCATCACACACAAAATATTTTCAACATCATCGCGGCGAACCTCTGGACCTACTGGATGGCAAAGCATCGTGCCCTTACCGACCATTGGATGATAACACGAATACTGCTGGTGAAGATCCATGACTCGAATATTGCCCTTACGGATCTTCGAATCTAGAGCACTCATCAGAAGAACCTTGTGGCTCCCTGTTGAACAATTTGCGATGGGTACGGTGTCAATCACAGTCGTCTCATCGTCAACAACCAGGATGTTCCAGGACGCTGGAACAACGAAGCTGTAGCCTTCAACCATGACCTCAATCGATGGACCTTTTGTTTCCTCGATATATGGAATCGTTGCGAGCTTGAAGTCCTTCATGGACCCAGATAGAACCCAATGATGTCGTGTTACTAGAGGAGTATCGAGCGAATCGATAATCAGCGGTTTGTTATAGTCGGTAAAAATTAGCATTTAGTATCCTAGAGTTCTTGCTAGAGCATCAGGCATTTCAGGGTAAGGCGAGTACATTTGCAATGGAATATACGGATGATAGAACAAAATAGCATCCGCCGGCATTGGTTGTACACTTACCAATTCGGCAGCAATTAACTCGGGAGTCACTTTCCGAATCATCGGGATTATCACCTTTTTAAAGTCAGCGACAGATATAGCCATAATTAAATTTTCAAAGTAATTGCCAAAGCATCTGGCATTTCTGGGTAAATCGTTTCACTCATTGTGTCGCCATCATAGTCATGTAGAAGCTGATTGACAATCATGGCATCAATTTCATTCGAAATATCAGCAGCAAGAATCGCAGTAATTTCGTCTTCCATGCTAACAACGGGAATCGCTTTAATCGGCTCTAGTGGATGAATCAAAACATCGAATTGACCAAACTCATCAATGTTGATTTCGAATCCACGAATCAAACCGCTAAACACGTATTGCTGAAGACGATTGGCTAGGTCTCGCTTCGTATAATAGTCGACTGGTTCGTACTGACGTTCTTCGATAAACTGGCGCACCTCATTATTGAGGCGCTCTTTCAAATTTTGACTGAGCGCTTCCATGATTACACCTTTAGAGAAGAAGCCAATTCGGCTGACATGACTTGGTACGATTGAGTCTCTTGATTACGGTATGCCTTCATCACGTGCTCAAGATATTTTTGAACCTTACGCTCTGGCATTCCACCAACATCAATCAAGAACACTCGACGCTTTGGCTGTTCATCACGAACCTTACGAATGAAGAATTCGACTTTAACCTGTGCGTCATCTTCATAAGCTTCAGGTGGTCGGATTTCATAAATGCCTTGGAATGAGATTCCGTTTAGGACAAAGACGGAATCCACATGGAGTTTGCCGGCTGCGACTTGCTCTGGGGGATTGTTGTTCTCGTCACATAGGACGATCGCAGAGCGAGTTTCTTCGTGAGCATATAAAACTCCACTGATCGCATCGGCCATCGCATCTCGGAGGTCCTGATCGTTTGTATAGCCAATAGCTCGGCGGAGTGTTGTGGCGACATCAGCTTGGATGTCAGCTAGAACTTCTTCTAGACGTGCTGGAATATTCATTATTATTTTTATTGTTCCAGTTAGTAGACGATTTTTTTAGGCTTTGAACGTGGATAGCCAGCTTCGTCATACCATTTGATACGTTCCTTGCAATGCTTCTTCGAATACTTCATCGATGAAGAAACATCTTTCACCCATACCTTGTTCTTGTCAACACCACGACGCAAACCACGCCCAATAGACTGAATTGCCTTAATGAACGATTTGCCGGCATCAATCAAGTACAAGCAAAAGATTCGGTCGATTGAAATCCCAGTGGAAGCAATCCCACTAGTCGCAATCACGATGACATCATCACGAGACTCATATTCTGCATAATGGTCTTGACGAAGCTCGTTATCGCTTTCACCTGACAGGAACACCGAACCAGGAATTAGCTTCTGGAGTTTACGTCCGAACTGAATGCTATTTACAAGAACAAGAGTGTTCCCGTAAAGCTTCATAGTCCGTTCGATTTCACCAGCGAGATAATCAAGTCGATCTTCTGCACGCGACAAGAAGGACTTTTCAGATGAGTAGTCTGGAAGATCTGCGTCTTCTTGCGTTTGAAGAATCTCGATGTCGAGTTCTGCGAGGTAGCCGTTTTCAATCAGCCATTTGGAAGTGATGGTTTTATGAATCTCACCAATCGTGCAAACCAAATTGTATTGATCGATTTCTGGTTTAGGGAATGTTCCCGTGACACCAAATCGAAATGCAATATGACTGCCGTAATCACTGATGAGAGATTTTATCACATCAGCTTTAGCTCCGTGTGCTTCATCGACAATTACGACTTGGAACATTTTCATTAGCATCGGACTATTCTGGAGACTTTGCCAAGTCGCGACCACGTGCTGACGATCAATCTCCTTCTTGTCGCCTGAATATTCGCCAACATCGAGGTTGCACATCCTGAAGGCCTTCGCTGTTTGCGTTACGAGGTCGCTAGATGGGACGATTGTGATGGTCTTATATCCATTCAACCCGTAGACCTGACACAAACCTGCGGTCATCAGGGACTTCCCTGCGCCAGTTCCTGCGATGACAAACCCGGAACCAGCCTCGACCAATGCGTTGATCGCCTCAACTTGGTATGGACGAACTTCCAAAGGCTTATCTTGATAGCCCATGATATGTCCGAACATGTCGACCGACGCCCGATTTTCGGGATGCTTGACCGGAACCCGTTTGTCTTCAAGTTGAATGTCATAGCCCCACGAGACTAGGTGAGGAATGATTCGATCCAACAGTCGAATGTAAGTTTTGCCGGAGGGTTCGAAGAATCGGACCTTGCCATCCCAACGGCCAAGCTTGACAGCTGGATGGAAGAAATGTCCTTCGATGAAGATGCCGAATTTCTCCCAGAGAAACTTGTTATCGGCTGGAGTGAGACCGGTGATGACACACCCGACTTCATCCTTTAAAGAGATTTTTACAGTTGCCATCAAACATATTATTTTTATTGTGGTTGTTTTGCATAGCAAATGAGGGACTCTATGAGTCCCTCATCGGGTACTACTCGACAGTTTTCAGGAGAACGTGCTAGCTCATCCGAGGATTGCCAGGGCTACCGCACCTCCGAACATCAGGACGTAGCCGAGGACGAGCAGCGCGATCGGGAGGACAATGATCGCGGCCAAGCCAAAGCAAGCGTAGCCAAAGATCTGCAGTCCGAGACTCCGCTTTTCGGCGGGAGCATAACCAGCGTAGCAGAATTCAGAACGGTAGGTCGGGCGTTTCATGTTTGTTCTCCTAAAAACTTGTCGTTAAAGCTAATATAACACGATTTTAGGAAAAAGGTAAATTATTTTTAGCTTGTTATCAACCGATATGCCCCGACGATATCAATTAACAGCAAAGATACAGAAGCCAACAGCAAACCAGTACTCCCTCTAGATACGGCACTAAAAATGCTGATTCCTGTGCAGAGAAACCAGATTGGGTACAAGATCAAAAATGGAGTATGCGGAACCGTCGCAGCGATGATAATCGCAATGATGACGTTTCCAATCCAATTAACGAATTCCAAAATCAGGCGAACTGGATTAGTTTCCCAATCCTTCTTGATGTACTGCATTGTACTTTCGAACAGCTTCATAGCACGGCTTCCTGTAGTTCATTCACCCGTAAGTCGGTAATGTTCTTGATTTGGAATCCCATCGTGATCAGCGCTTCGTGAAGAGATTCAAACTGACGTTTCATATACACGACTTCGAGTTTGAGTTCTAGCATCTGAACATAATCTGGTTCACCTGCAATGTAAGCCTGAATGTCACGAGTGCTTAAGGCACGAGCATATTGCTCGTTGTACTTCTTCCAATGCTTAGACTCGATTTCCTTTAGCTTGGCATCGAAGAACTCCTCCAATGCCTTCATCTCATTGAGATACTTGCTAGTGCGGTACAGATTCTTTGGATGCTGTTTGCTTGTTTCTTCTAGCCTTTTGAAGTCAAACGTGACCTGATCTTCGGCATTGTCGAGGTACTCGTCAGCGGCTTCAATGATCTTAATCACTCTAGTGATGTCGGCTGATACTTCGGCAATGGCAGTGGACATGTTAACTCTTCGGTTGGTAGAACTTGTCAACTAAGCTGTTGACGAGCAAAAGGTAATCTGCATACGTGGCACAGATTCGTTGTCTGCGGCGAAGATCGACATCAACATAGTCAACCACGATTCCGTTCTCTACGAATTGTGTATTCATATCGATGATATGATTTTCATAAGCTTTATTGCGTTGCATATTTATTCCTTATGAGAAAGGAGGCCGAAGCCTCCTTCCATATTACTCAAATCGTTCTACGATTAGTAGATTTTGTCCGCTATGAACATATTGCGAAGTTTCTTCGCCTTGCTTCAGGACTACGACAACAGTCTGTTGACCTGTCGTTGGGCTCACCGATCGGATCTCGACCGATGGTGCATGATTGCCGGTTGGATATTGGATAACTACTTTACTGGTCATTTTGTTCTCCTTCAGTTTCAGTTTGAGTTTCTGCTAGAAGAGTTTCGACTTCTGCATCAGCATCATCGAAGTCCTTCTCCATTTGACGAATGATTGGGTGCTGAATCAGCTTCGCCCAGATTGCATCAGTCAGTGTATTCTCCTTGAACTTAAGATTTTCACCATTCACTGTCGTGACTACGCTGTAGCCTTCCTTGGTGACAATGCCATCTGCTTCTAGGAGTTCGACAACACCAGTGAACTTGTTCATACCAGACGAGTATGGAACTTCAACTTCAGTCTTCGACTTAGGCTTAGCAAAACGCGACTTGTACGATTCAACACGCATCTTGATGCCGATGAATTCCTTATCTTCCTTCAGGTTCAGCTTGGTGATCAGCGCGATCTGTGAGGTTGAGTACTTGACACCGTTGGTGATAGCCCATGGACCATCGCCAAGCATTACGTCTTGTGGGTACACTTGGTCAGTGAAGACTAGTGGAATATCGAGACGGGCTAGACGCGAAACCGAGGTACGGAGCAAATGCTTCTTGAGCTTTGCTGATTGTCCTTGGTCGCCGGTTTGAACGCCCTTGTCGAACTTCTCGTTTTCACCATCGGTCAACAGGTTACCAAGCGAATCCAAGAACACGACAACATCCGGAGCTTCTGGATTGTAGCGACCGTATTCCTTTTCGTATCCAGTCAGGAAGTCCGAGAGCACTGCGGTCACGTCTTGGATCGTGACGACTTGGACGTATTGAAGCTTGTCTGGCGAAACATCAACGCCGATCTTCTTCATGAAGACTGGATCAAGTGCGTTTTCGGAGTCGATGACTAGAACGAATGCACCTTCATTTTGTGCTTCACGAATCGAATTACAGGCTAGGAACGACTTACCAGACGCCGATGGGCCTGCAAAAGCAGTAACACGGCCAGCCGGATAGCCTCGGATATACGAGCCGGATAGAATTCGATTGATTGCATAGTTGCCAGTGGAATACCAGCGCTTTGGTGGTTGGAAAGTAGTTGAGACATTGGTCATCTTGTCCAACTTCTTTCGGAAGTCTTTTAGAAAGCCTAACTTGGCCATGGAAGAGATTCTCCTCAGATTATTATTGTTTTTATAGAGGAAGAAGGGTCCGATCGGACCCTTCGAAAACTACTGATTAAGCAGTCTTGGCAGCGGCTGCTCGTGCACGGATTTGTGCGAGAACATCATTGACCTTGTTAGGTGCATCTGCCGTTGCAGCAGGTGCGGACACTTCAGCAGTGTCGGCTTCGAACGGAGCCGATTCAGTTACTGGAGCAGTAACGGCATCAGCAACAGCCTTGGACTTGAAGTTCAGGGCATCTTCGTCTTCACCGGCAGGAGCCGATTGGCCAGGCAGTTGTAGCGGTTGACCGGTTTGTTCCGCGATGATCATTGCCTCAATCGTAGCACGATCGGTCTTGCGGTTACGCAGGGTCGATAGGTCGTACAGATTCAGGTTAGCGATCACATCGTCGCTTAGGTCGGTTTGCTTAGGAGCAAACGACGATAGCGTGTAGTTCGCGTTAGTACCTTGCATGGTCTTCTTGATACGGAAGTCGTAACCACCCTTGAATTCGAATGGGATTTCTTCCAGGTCACCAGAGCTGAAAGCAGCTTGGATCAGCTTGAAGATCTGCGGTCCAACGCTAATTGGCATTTCGTACTCGTGACCTTCATTCTTCTCGAATTCGATCGGAGACGATTGCACGTGTACTTGGCCGATGTATTCCTTCTTGCGGTAGTACTTCTTACCTTGAGCCATCAGAGGGCCTGGACGGTCCTTCGTTTCACCAGCGCGCTCAGCTTGCGAGTAGAAATCGCGAGAGATTTCGCAAGCAGGGCAAGGCTCACCATACATTGCCAAGCAGGCGACAACGCGCTTCTTGCCATTGATGATAAACGAGTGGGTGAGGTTTTCTACGATGAACTGACGAGGATTGTCAGGATTGGCGTCCTTGAGGAATCGGACGATTGCGGTTTCACCATCCGCCATTTTCCAGAAGTTATAGAACTTGGTGAAGTTACCGCCACCGCCTTCCTTTTGCTTTGGTGCGAATGCTGCCTTTAGTGCGTCGAGTTTGCTAGACATAAAATTACTCCGAAAATTATTATTGTTAAAGTTAGAAAAGTACTACAAAGTTGTCACGAACCATTCGTGACAGAGATATTTATAGCGATTTTCAGGGATATGACGAAAACGAATTAGATTCGTTTTGTCTTAGAACAGACGATGTTATTACCGTTTGTTATTTTTCTTCTTGGTACAACATGGGATGAAAGGAGAAACTACCTTACTTCACTATTTTATTTCTGCTTCTGGAGTGATGTTTTCGCATCACTCCATGTGTTTGACGATGAAGCTATTCTATCTAAACCACACTATCAAGTGCAATTTGTTTTCGACGTTTAGCTTGGAAACTCACAAACGCTCCAACTATCCTTTGCGTAAAGAATGCATATGCATTTGTCGATTTCTCTAAATTGAGAGAGTCCCAATGCTTTGTCGCAAGGCGCATAGCATATTCTTTGATCTCGCCAATGAAATCATAGTCGAGAATTTTGTAATGGCCAAATCGCTTCTTATAGTTCTGCTCGACCAATCGCGCGATTTGCTCGATGAAAGCCGGAGTCATAGCTCCAGCCTCCAAACTCTCACGATAGGCCTTCAACAGTTCATCGTTCGTGACCATCGACATTAGTCATTTGAACATCAATGATGTCACATTCATTACCAATCCATGGCATCGAAACGCGATTATACTGATCCATCACTGCAACCATTGGAACCGTCTTGTCCTTACGAGCCTTCTGACGTTCCATCAAAGTCTTACGAGTGATTGGGAACATTGCGCATGTCACGATGTAGCCAGCATCTCTGGCAGCACGAATGTAATTCTCACGTGCCTTCCAATTGACGTTCGTGTTGTCGATAATGATATCAGCACGAGCATCAATCAAATCCGAGAATTGACGATCAGCATAGTGGCGGAATGGACCACGATGCTTATCGCAATATGCAAATGCACGAGCATAGACGTCAATTGGGTTAGAACCTTTAACACCGTTCTCCTTTGCATATTGAATACGCGAAGCATCCAACGAAAAGTATTGATAGCCGTCCTTCACAAGCTTATCCGAATATGTCGACTTACCAGAACCAGACGCGCCAACCAACAGTGCAATGCGTGGTGCAACGCTGCGCAAAAAGACCTCTTGAGTCCGTTCGTCATAGCGAGTCGTCAGAGTCTTAACATTCTCAACAAACTCAAGAACATCTTCCATGTTCTTCTCTTGGTTGTCAGCAATCCGGCCAGCTTGGTCGCTGACAATTTGATCGTAGTACACACAAGCCAAATCGCCATTGTCGAACATGTACGAATTCAGTTGATCGCACAGGCGTTGACCAGCCGTTTCGAGATTGTGAGGCAAGTGGTTCTCGATGATCCATGAAACCAAATAGATGTCTCGATCGTACAGGTTAAAAGTGCTCTTGAGCTTCTTCCACTTGTTCCAATTCTCAACAGCATAGTCTTCCCAAATACGGGCAGAGATTTGCTCGTGACCACCAAAGGAAGTATACGTACCACGCTCTTCAGTCGTCTTAGTCTTTGCGGCTTTTGGCTTACCAGTATCATGGAACAAAATCGTCAGGAACGTCAACGCTTGCTGACGCTCAGTTCGATGAGGTGCAAAGTTTTTAAAGTAATGATCAAAGATCATTTCTGTATGAACTGCAACCGATGATTCACGATGCCATGGAGAATTTTCGCACGTCGAAGCCATGTCTTGCCAAAGCCGAGTGCCCTTGAATTCCTCAAGGAATTTCTTAAATACGGGATTCATTTTGCTTTATTATTATCGGGCGGCGTTGCACTGCCCTTGTTATGAAAGCAATATATCACCCAACTCGTATTAAGTGTTGAGCATTTCCACAGGTAACCATGCAAAAGTTTTGGTCACCACTTTCTTACCACTCGGGTCTACTCGAGACGTCACTAACCAAGTCGGACGACACTTGCCTGTCTTCTCAACGAAATCAATTGGGCACGTATAGGTTCTAGTCTTTGCAATCGGTAATTCAAAGCGAACAAACTTGCCGCCTTCTACCAATGTGCGAACCATCATATCAACCTGTGCACCAAATGCATTGATTTCAGTTGTATGGATGTCCTTTTCATACATTAATTTGCCGTATGCAAAAGCAACATCATTCTCATACTTATGGCGAACCGAAGATCGATTCACATTATAGGTTTTAAATAATTTCATATAATTCCTTAAAAGACCATTGGGGCTGCTTCATCACCAAATGGATCATCTGCGTCCAATTCATTTTCATCTTCAACAGAATACATCATGTCGAATACGCCTTCTTCATAGTTGGCAGCCTTCTTCAAGACATTCATGACAACAAGCATAGCGGCGATCAAGTCATCCGTCGCGCCAGCCTTCGCGTGGTATGTGGTTTTGCCGTTCGAGATGTAGTTCTTCAACTCGTCAAGTAAAGTCTCAGAATTGATCTGGATCCCTTGGGTGGTCTTCTCGATAAAGCGTTTCAACTCAAGGCAAGCCAAGAGCTTTGACTTGGCCGAGGTGACCATCCCAACTCGATCGTTGTCGCTCATCAGGACGGCGTCAGGGAACTTATCTTCGTTCTGATATAGTGCAACGATACTCGCGCCTACGCCGTTATTCTCGAAGCTCCAGTACACTTCAGGTGTCTTTCCGTTTGGTCCAGACCCAGCCTTAGGTGACTTGAGGTAGGTCAAGATCCACTTGATCTTTGCGTACAACTGCTGAGGCGAAATCGTATTGCTCCGGAACTCTGCAAACTGTCGCATCGTCGGGAATTCAAGAACCTGAATCGTCGAGTAGTCTCCGCTGATCCCAACTGAAATATCGACACCGACGTAGTACGAATTACGTACATCAGTTTCACCCCAGAACTTAAAGCCACGATCCTCGAATAGAGGAGGCGTCGCTTTAATCTGTTGGAGCTTCATCGAATTGATCAGCAATGGATCGGACGATAGGAATTCGTTCTCATATTCTTGACGCCACTTGAGCTCGCCAATCTTAGGCATCATGCCATCTTTGAATGACTCATCGCGTTCTGGGTGTTCACGCCATGAAACTTCGATTGGCAAGAAGCCATTCGTACCCATACGAGAACCACGCCATAGCGAAGCAAACAAGTCATTGTCACCATTTGGAGTCGACGAGATGATGAAGTCACCACCAGTCGATAGCGTTGGTGCCAACGAAGTCCAGAGTGCATCTTGAACTGTCTTACGGACGAATGCCAACTCATCGATGAACATCTTAGAGATCGAAAGACCACGTCCAGTGTTTTCAGTGGTAGCTTGCGAAATCATACGCGAGCCATTGTCGAACTCCATCGAAGTCTTATTGAAGTAGACAACGCCTGGCTTGAGCCAGTTTGGAAGTTCTTCGTATGCAAACTGAACACGCTGCATGATTTCCAATGCGTTCGAGAACTTGTTTGATGCAACAAGAACTAGCTTGTCCGGATGGAACATCGCGTACCAAAGCAAGTAAATCGAAATCGTAATCGTCTTACCCATCTGACGAGCAGACAGAACGATGTTGTACTTGTTGTTGTGGAGCTGCTCGATCATTTCGACTTGATACGGATACAAGTCGAATGGAACCTTGCCTCGGACCGGGTGCTGAACGAAGATGTAGTTCTTGATGAAGTGAACAGGATCCTTCTTGCAACGATACAGCTCCTGAATCATCTCAGGAGTGTATTCATTTTGCTCGAATGGCTTCTTTAGAAATTCATTAGCTGCCACGACGAATCCCCTCGTATTCGAGATCGAATGATTCGTCGCCAATTGCCGCTCTCATCTGAGTTTCAAAGTCAGCTTGGCGATCTGGATGTTGGCGCCATGTAAAGCGAAGCGGAACAAAGGTGTTGTGGCCGTTGACCGCATCTTCGTGGATTCGATAGAACACACCATCACGTTTAGACATTGATGATGCAATGCAAAGTTTTGTGCGACATGCTGCGACAACTGGGAATAAATTGTCGATAAAGATTTTTTGAACTGTGGGCTCTACGAAAGCAAACTCGTCTAGGAACAAATACGACATCGACATGCCGCGCCCAAAGTTCTCGCTAA